GCTAAGGGGGTTGGCGCCAAGCCCAGATGCTTTCTGGAGAGTGCCCTGTTGAATGCCACAGTAATGTGCCAGCGCCAGCAGAAGATAGACCTTCAATCTCATAATTTATTCCTTTTTAGTGTTTACAGTTAGTCAGTATGAGTATATGGTAACACAACACTAAGGAAAAATGAAACATGACAAACATACAGCCAGTACCCGCAATCAGAATTCTTGCCGGCGTCATCTTTATCGCTCTGATATTAGGCGCTACAGATGCCAACGATGATCTAGCAGGCAAGCAGGCCAACTACTGCGAGATGCGACAGATACACAGTGACAGCGGCGGATCTTACGGGTGGCCATCTTTGCCAGGGTACGGGGAGTGCGAACTAAATGATAATTAAAGTAGATGATATTTTTCAGGCCAATGAGGGCGGAAGCGTTACCGTAGTAGAGATAAATGGCTGCGAGTCAATTATGGTAATAAGCAACGACAATCATCTGCATTTGCAAAAAAAGACAGCTCAGTCTTTAAGATTAGGCCGAATTAAAAATCCTTACAAAAAGAGCGTTTATGGTGTTGGCTTTTTAGGGGCTGGTAAATATAAAGCAAAAAGAAATGAAAGGCATGATCCTGCTTACAGATCTTGGCATAGCATGATGCAGCGAGCATACGATCCAAAATATCTTAAAATTAAGCCAACTTATAATGGATGCAAAGTTTCTGAGGAATGGCAGAATTATCAAAACTACGCTGAGTGGTTTTACTCACAAGGCAACAGCCAAAAAAAAGGCTTTCAGATTGACAAAGACCTAAGAATTATTGGCAATAAAATATACTGTAAAGAAGCGTGCAGCTTTATGCCCTTACAAATAAACGTTGTATTAAATGATAGAGGGGCTTTAAGAGGAATTTACCCGCAAGGGGTAACGTCTCATTACCTTGGCTTTAGAGCATCAATAAGCGTAAGAGGGTCTGTCGTTTTGCTAGGCACGCACTCTACGCCAGAAGCTGCCAGCATCATCTACAAAAAAGCAAAAGAAAATTACTTGAAAGAAATGGCCGAGCAGTACCGAGCCGACATTCATCCAGAAGTCTACAACAACCTGAGCACATGGGAATGCAAATGACCGACCACCACACAGCCGCCCTTGACCACTATCAAGGCATAGTTGACCAACTGGCAGACGAAGACGCGGATCTTGATACATACCGCGCAGAGTTTGCCGAGAAGCTAATGCAGGAGTATTTAGAGGACAACCATAAGCTAAGCTGGCAGGTTGCCGAGTGGCTTGGCGAGGAAAGTACGCAGCTTGAGGGATACCTGTTCTCGGCGCTGACTAATCCCGATTTCGACATGGCCGAAACTTGGCGCAATTGGCTGTCAGAAAAGTTTTTCGAGATGGCTAAGGGTATGAGCAGCAAAGAAATTGACGAATATCAGCGGGAGTATTTCTAATGGATAGCAGAGCAGAGTTTGAGGCGTGGGCAGTTTCCACAATGAAGCATTTTACAGGAGGGCTAGATTTGTCTTTAGCTATGCCAACGGGTCACGGCGGATGGACGTACGCAACAAAGGCAGCAGAGTCGTCATGGCGGGCATGGCAGGCCAGCCGCCAGTCTCTTGATGTTAAGCCGTTTACGTGGGTTTTCACAGACGTTAACGGTAAGGCATCGGAGATTGCAGGCGACCCAGTACATAGAAGCCCGCAAGATTTGAGGATATACACAGCGCTCTACACCCACCCTGCCAGCGCCGATGTGCCGGAAGAATGGCGCACAACTATGAAAGAGCTTGCTGATGATCTGGAAAACGAGATTGAAGCCCGCAGGTATGGCGATCTTGACCGACGCATTGAGCGTGATCTGATTGTAGTGAAAGAAGCGAGAGTGTTACTTGACGATCAGGAGCAACCCCAGTGACCAACAAAAGAAGATCACCAACGCCCTTAGACAAAGCAGCCGAAATAATCCGGCGCTGCAAACGCTACTCGAAACATTCAGAGATGCGCCGGCCATACAGCCTGAATAACTTGGCATACCGGCACGGCATAGCCAACTCCACAGTGAACAGACTTGCTCATGGCTGGGAGTCCAACAGCCTGAGTGATGAAATAGTTGCGCAGATAAGGGCAGAACACAAAGAAGGGCTAAGGATTGGAAAGCTAATGGACACGGATCAACCAAAAGTGATTGCGGAAGACTTAGGAGTTTCACACAACACGGTCAGGAATATCTACGCTCGGCACGTCAGGGACGGCAAGCCAGTTAAACGGTCTAAGCCAAGCGCCTTCCATCGCATGTATACGCAGCCGATAACGACATCACCTGGGCCTGCACAGCCGTATTACTGAAAGAACAAAACAACAGAGACGCCAACACCACCAAGAACAATTAGCCCCGTGAATAGCTTCAAAGCACCGGGGTAGCTTTCCAGTTTTCCCATTAACTTTTTTTGGTTGTTGTTCAGCTCATACAGAAGCCTTTTTGTTTCAGCGCCGTTCTCTTTGATGTGAGTCAAGTTTGTGTCCATCACGCTAAGCGCCCTTTCTAGCTCCGAAACTTTTGGAGGAAGGTTCTCAAGCTGCAAGATCCGGTGTTGCACAGTGTGCATATCCTTTTCTAGAACATTGACCCGCGCTGGAATTAAATCTGTCTGCTCGGGCATTGAGAACGTCCGCTGTTAGTTGATTTACCGGCATTATATCAGCCATGGCTCTTACTTGCTATTTTGCAGCACGCTCAAGATCAAGTATGTACCGACCCAGCAGGATCGCGTCAGCCTCCGAAAAGCACACCATTCCGTTATTGCTTATCGCTGTCAGTGTCGGCTTTGTCGGCATCATCTGATTTGTCGTCATGCATCCCATCAAAGTGGCTGTTATACCAATCCACAGGATCATTCGCCAGCTCGTCCGCAGCACGTTGTTGCTCCTCCAGTTCCCGCCGCAACTGCCAGCTCCGTACAATCGCCAACAATGCGGACAGGATTTTAATCGCGGTTTTTAGCATTGCCAAAGTTCAGCGCTAGGAAGTCGATGACTTTGCGGATCTTCTTTACGATGCCATCGTCTTTCGGTGTGGGTGTCAGCGCAGCAATGGATGCGGCCAGCGCCACTATCAAGGTGCAGATTTGCAGCAGCTCGGGTATGTGCGTTGCGATTGTTTCTAACATTTTTATTGCTCCAGTGTGGCGCTACTTGCGCCCGTTGTGTTCTACAGAATAATGATTTCCGTCAGGATTGCTAAAGCGCCCACCCCAAGTTCCGCCGATAGACTCCCAGAACTCGCCAAGCGCTTTGTGGTCTTCCGTCTGGGTCATAAATATGCCGTCTTTGAATAGGTTAAAATCTATTGCCAGGCGGCTCTTGTGCAAGCTGTTAGCGCTGCTATAAGACAGCCTTTCGCCAACCTTGCCGTGTACACGCGGATCGCGGTAGGCGTCCCCCATGGTAAGCTCGTAGCCGCTCGCATAGGCGAACGCAATTAGCTGCGCAACCATGCCAGTAAATCGCCGCTGCTTCTGGCCAAGCGTTTCAGTTGTCATAGCGTTCTCCATTATTAAAGCCGTATCCACAAATCACGAGGCGTCACCCGGTGAGCCTCTACCCGCATTTTAGGCAGCCCAGCAGCAAGCAAAGCCGCCGCGACCAGCTCAGAACAAAACCATTTTGATACCCCGTGCCAAGGCTTGCGAAATGGCAGCGCAAATATGCCGCCGTAGTCGTAGCCCTTGCCAAGCTGCGCCTCAAGGAATATGACAGCCGACGCGGGCGAAGGTGCGTTGATTTCAATCGTTGCGCTCTTTGCCCAGCCCTTTAGGTATCCCTTGGCGCTGCAACGGGTAACTCCGCTTATGCCAGTTGACTCGTACACCTGCCCGTCAATCTCAATCGCAACGTGGTTCCATTGTGAGAATGTGAAGGTGCGGATTATCCAGCCGCTCACCGTGTGCGATTTTAGGAAGTGAACCATCATAGCGTTGCGGCCAATTCAAATAGCGCGTCAAGGTCGTCATCGGTCAACCCCAGCGCCTGAGAAAGCAGCTCAACAAATGACCGGTTGCGCTCAACTTCTTGAGAGTACTCCCACTCGATGTTAGCCCCTGACCTGTGCGGTTCATCCAGTGCGTCAATTGCGGGCTGTATGCTGGCCAACAGCCCTTGCTGCAGCAATGCCAGCCGGGCTTGGCGCATTGTGACGACCATTAGGGCGCGTCTAGCTTCTAGCTTTACGGCTAGCTCCGCTTCTGTGAAGTCCACAACCTCCCACACCTGTACCGGATCGCCGTCCTGCATGAGCGGCTTGCGCTCATAGACAGCCTGAAGCAATGCGTTTATAGCAGGTTTTTGCGTAGGCGTTATCTCGCGCACCTGCGGCGGCCTAAGCCCCCGGTTTCTGATGTGCGTTTCATTAAGCGGCCACTGCGTCACTTCGCCATTTTCAACTAAGCATTTCATGATCTCTCTCCTTATTCAAAGATGTACGCGGCGTCAGCGTTTAAGGCGCCTATCACCGCCGTATCGCCGGACACCGCCACTGAGTAACCGAAGTAGTCATTAGTCTGCGCATCCGACGCCATCAGCTTAGCCTGCTCCACCCATGCTCCACCGGAGCGGGTAAAGACGTACACTGCGCCAGCGTTCGATCCTCCGGTGTCCTCCCGGTAGGCGCCTATCACCGCCGTATCGCCGGACACCGCCACTGAGTAACCGAAGTAGTCATTCGCCTGCGCATCCGACGCCAGCAGCTTAGCCTGCTGTGTCCATGCTCCGCCGGAGCGGGTAAAGACGTACACTGCGCCAGCGGTCGATCCTCCGGTGGCCTCGGCGTAGGCGCCTATCACCGCCGTATCGCCGGACACCGCCACTGAACCACCGAAGTTGTCATACGCCTGCGCATCCGACGCCATCAGCTTAGCCTGCTGCGTCCAGGACCCCCCGGTGCGGGTAAAGACGTACACTGCGCCAGCGGTCGATCCTCCGGTGGCCTCGGCGTAGGCGCCTATCACCGCCGTATCGCCGGACACCGCCACTGAACCACCGAAGTAGTCACTCGACTGCGCATCCGACGCCATCAGCTTAGCCTGCTGCGTCCAGGACCCCCCGGTGCGGGTAAAGACGTACGCGGCACCGGCGCCACTGCCACCGGTATCCTCGAGGCGGGCGCCGATCACCGCCGTATCGCCGGACACCGCCACTGAACCACCGAAGTAGTCACTCGACTGCGCATCCGACGCCATCAGCTTAGCCTGCTCCACCCATGCTCCACCGGAGCGGGTAAAGACGTACGCTGCGCCGGCGTACGATCCTCCGGTGTCCTCATATCGGGCGCCGATCACCGCCGTATCGCCGGACACCGCCACTGACCAACCGAAGTTGTCACCATCCACCGCATCCGACGCCATCAGCTTAGCTACCTCGTTTTCCGGAAAAAACGAACTCGACGTTGCAAACTCGATGGATGGGGAATATAGGGAGTAGTTTCCTGCGTTGTCTTTGTAGCGCAGCCGCCAATAGTAAGTCGTTGATACCAGAAGCCCAGTCGCTGTAAAGCTAATAGACGAACCAGCAACGTCACCCGTATCAATAACCGTGGTAGCAAAGGTTTCATCTGTAGACACTTGCCATTGGCCAGCAACCATAGGCAAGCCGTACAAGCTGTAGAAGGGCGAGCCGGTCAGTAGAGGCCCGCCGCCTACATCTGTGGCATTGTCTGCCGGCGAAACGTTTACCGGCGTTAAGATTGCATCAGGATCAGGCGCTAAGTCGGCCCATCGCGTTTCGTCTGCGCTTGGGTCGGTCGTCTGGCCAGTAAAAGTAGACTTCGCTCTGTAAGTTTTAAAATTAATCTGGGAAATTGCGTTGTCGTTTATGTCATAAGAAGCGCCGGACACCCAAGCTGCCGCGTTAGCAGTTGCAACTGCGGCTGCCGCTGCGGCTACTGCTATGTCAGATTTTGTGGTTGCAGTAGATGCCGAGGTTGCCGCGCTTGTGGCTTCCGTTTCTGTAGCAGTAAAAACCGTATTCTGCCAGTCAATAGCCGCCGTCAAATCGGTTACGTTGGTGCCGATAAAAACTACATAGGCGTTCGCCTTGGTAGCAAACGTTGCCCGATCCTCACCCCGAACCGGAGCAGTCGGTGGCGTTGTTAGCGTTGGTTTTGCTGGTATAGCCATATTTAAAATTCCTCGACTTGAATCGTTAAGTCAGAAATAGATGGTGTGTCAATGCCTTGCGTGAAGTCGCGGTACACCCCGAACGTGATTGAGCTAGAGTATAACTCATCGCCGATAAATAACGTGGGCGTTGCGGCTATTCGCTCAAGTGCGCGAACAACAAAATCAACTTGCGCAGTCGGAACCTTTGCATCGTAATCAACTAGCCGAACCGTTCGGCGTAGCACCAGTATCAGATTACCAAAACCGTCACGCTCTTTCGTTGAATAGTCCAGTATTGAAACAGTCACGCCGTAATTGGTCACGCCAAGCGGTTGTTCAAAACCCGCTATGATTCGGCCCGCCCGCGTCTCGTCACCTGCCGTCGCGCTATCTACGCTCAAATTAATATCAGCCCCGGCATACGGCGGCAGCCCGTCAAAGATCGCTGTGTCGTTAAATTCATACGGTGAAAAGAAATAGCCCCACCAATCGTCAACGCCTATATCCACCAGCGAAATGGTTTCATCGTAAACAGTGCCTTCTACTGAATCGACAACTGTTAACGTGGCTGATATGCCTTGCAGGCCAAGTGCCCCGACGGTTGTAACAACCTCCGAAAAGTTAAGGGTAACGTCGATTGATTCATCGCGGCTTGAGAAGCTATCGCGCCCATCTCGGAACATGCGGTATTGGTTAGACCAGCCCATCAGCACCCATGTTGGCGGACTGGCGGCAGCGCCCACACTCGGCTGATCTGTTGTGCTGGGATCTGCGACAACTTTATATACCTGGTTGTCATCTACGGCTTGCTCACCTAAATCATAAGTGCCCGACGACCAGTCCGTCTCGGAGTTAACCACATTGGTCGTTGTAAGCTGCCCAGCATTTACGATGTACGGCGTGACAATTCTCATACAAACTCCCTAGCAGCTGGCAGGCCGGTCAAGTCCCAGCGTTCTAGCTGGCGGCTCCCCTTGTTTGTATTCTTCGCAATCACATTAAGCCCTTGCATCATATCAGAGTGCATGGATTTCATTTCAGACGCTAGCTTCTGATTGCCGCCAAGCGATGACATTAACTCGAAGTTGCTCATTATCTTGCTGGAGCCGGTAGCCTCAAGTTCAGGCCCGCGTTCGCCTACAATGCGCAATCCGCCTGAGTGCATACCGCCGCCTGCAAAGCCTGGCACTCTGGATCTGTACTCATCACTACCTAGCATATCGGATCGCACGTCATCTAGGGTCATCGCGCCAGAGGCCAATGCGTCTCCATAGAACGCGGACCCGCTTTCGTCGACCCCCCGTCCCAGCAACTCTTGATACAAGCCGGCCAGACCATAAAGCCGTCCATCGTCCACGACCGTAGGTTCTGGGGTTGGGGTCGGGGTCGGGGTTGGCGCTCTGCGATTAAGTGCAGCATTGAACGCGCCTAAAGCTTGCTGCACACCCATTACGCTGCTGTCAATTCCCAGCAAAGCATTAAGCTGGCTCAGTGCGTTGTCATAAATCAGATTCAGACTTTCAATCTGCTGCTGACCGGTAAATGCGTCTAGCTCTTTTTGTGCCGCAGATTCTGCAAGCAAAGAAATCTCAAGCGCGGCGATTGCCTTATCAACTGACAGCAATGTTTCATTTGTGCCGCGCTGTATTTCTATTTGAGAGCGGGCGCTTTCGAGAATGCCGTCAAGCCTGAGCACTTCGTTTTCATAGATCAGGTTTGCGCTTTCTATCTGAGCATCTGAGCTTGTGCGAATGACATCAGTTTGTGCCTCAAGCCGCTGAATTGTTTGTTCTGCTGTGCTTAATTGCCCTTGAGCCTGATCGTTTAGCTGGCTCACCAAAAACGCCGCCTGGCCTTGCGCCACTGCGAAATCTGCCCGTGTAGCAAAGCCCTCAGAAGATACGCCAGCGGCTTCAGTTGCGGCAACACCGGCCCCCGCTAGGTCGCCTGTGCGCAAGGCATTACGAAGCCTTGCGATGGCCTGCTCAAACTGAACTGACTGCGGAATGATTGCGTCAGTAAGTGAGTCAAAGGCAGATTTAAGCAGCCCGGCTTCTTCTGCAATGGCAGATAGTCCATCTTGAGCTGCGTCAAGAGCCATTTTGTTGGCAGACATTCTGACGCTGTTTTCTTCATTAATTGCAGCGGTAGTAATGTCTAGTCTATCCTTTGCCGCCTGCTTTTCAGCCCCTGCCAGTGCTGCCAGAGAGTTTAATACCTGATCTGTAGAGCTCTGTGAAGACGTGAGGGATGATTCAAGCGCCTGGCGCTGCGCACGTATTGCGGATATTTCAGCGTCTACACTTGCCCGTAGTGCTGACAATGCGGCGTCTGCCCCGTCTTCCAATGCGGTGTAATATTCGTCGGCAGAACTTTGCAGGCGCAACAGTGTAGCCACCGCCTCGCGCCCGCTGGCAGTCGTAATGTCCTGAGCTTGTAGTAGATCAACAAAGCCCTGCCTAGTATCGGCCAATGGCAGATCGCCCATTGCCTGAGTCAATCGGCGGGCGTTTACGTCAAACTGTTCTGACTCGCTAAAGAAGTTTGACTCAAACGATGTAATCGCGCTGGCAAAAGCTTCTACTCCGCCAACTAGATCCACGAGTGAACCTGATATTCTGGCTATTTGCTCAGGCCCAACGGATGTATTCAGTGCTAGGCCAAGCGACAAGGCCGCTTCTTCTGTGAGCTGTACTTGTGTGGCCACACGCGCCAGAGTCTGACCTAAGCCTTCACCAGCCCGCTGGAAGTCGTCAAGGAAGGGCACGACTGAGGTGGCCAGGTTGTCGAAGATGGTGCCGAAGACTTCTTGAATGGCAGCTGTTTGCTCGCCTGCGTTTAGCCCTTCAAGGCTGATTAGTTGCGATTCAACTCTAAACTGGTTAAGCGCTGACTGGATGTCTGCGGGTAGCAGGCCGATTGCAGCAGCGCCAGCGCTTACAGAATCAACGATGCCTTCAAACACTAGACTGAATTGGTTTCTGATCTCGTCGGGAAGGGCTGCAAACTCAGTGTCATAGTCGTCGCTGCTGAAAAAGCCGCCATCGGTTTTGATTTCGGCAAAAGACCGAACCATCACATCATTGATTAAATCTGTTATTTGCCCGCCAACGATGTTTATACCTTCGTCAACTATTTTTTGGTCACCACCGAACACAGAGCTGCCAATACTGGAGAGCAGGCCGCCGGTCAGGTTGTCCAGGAACCCTACGGCACTACTGACAATGCCGCCAAGAAGATCATCCAAAAGCAAGGCAATTGGAGCAATTAAAGCGCCAACACCAAACCCAACAATGGCACCAACGGCACCTAGTGTCGCAACGCCCGCAGCAGTGCCCAAAACAAGACCAGCTCCCGCTCCGAAAAGTCCGCCTATCGTGCCGCCAGTTAAAGCCGTGGCTGCTTGGCCCGCCTGTTGCTGTTGACTGAATTCGTTTTGGGTTTGAAAGTTCACGTTGCCCTGTGCCCGGGCAATCATTGCGGACGCGCCTAAAATCCCAGCGTTCACGCTCTTTAATGCCTGAAGCATCCCAGTGTTTATGTTGACCAGCTCTTCGTTAGTGCTGGCCGTTATCTCTGTAGCTTTTGCGATGCTGTCTGATTTCGCATCGATAGAGCCAAGGACTGTACCGGCTCCCTGCGCATCTTGCCGGTCTTCAGTTGGATCAAAGTCGCTACCGCTAAAGAAGTCACCCAACTTAGACACCGCCAACTGCACCAGTCCGCCCACAACCGCGCCGGCGATAGGCCCGGCAAACGCTGCGCTGATTTGAGAGATGGCCGCGCTGTCTTTGGTCAGACCCTCCGACAGACTATCGGTTACGGTCTTGCTCACTACCGCGCTGAAAGATGCTGCAAACGCATTGCCCACACCCTCGCCTAAGCTGCCAAAGTCGCCCGATGCAATAGCGTCTTGCAGTGACTGGGATACACTTTGGGCCGCAGATTCAAATGGGTTTGTAAATTCTTTGGCTGCGTCTTCGCCCGCGTTGTTAAAGTCATCAGAAAGGCGCTTTAGCATCCGTGCGTATTCTGGATCGCCCGTTGCTAGTAGCAGGTCAGACAATAGTTTTACTTGGTCAGTAAAGTTTTGCGCGGCTTTGGTGGTATCGCCGTATTTGTCTTGCAGGCTTTGCAGCATCTGGTCTTCTTCGCGCTGGGCACTGAGAGACAGGGCTATTGCTTTCTCAAGCGCTACCATCTCGACGGCTTGCTCGGCAGTAAGCCCCTTAGACTCAAGCATTAACTCGCGCTTGGTTTCCATGATTGCGATTTCGGCTTCTGTTGCAGGAATCCCGGCCAGAACAAGCGCATTTTGTAAGCGCAAAAATCCAAGCTCCATCTTTATAGACTCTGTTAAAGCCTGAGTTGTGTAGTTTAGATCAATAGTATTAGTGCTTGTTTGCCCAAGTTCTTTCCAGAAGTCTTTTTGACTTTGCGTAATTAATTCTATTGCGCCATTGGCGTTATCAATGGTAAGCCTTGCAGCGTCGATGTCATCGCTGAACCCTTGGGCCATAGAGCTGGTTTCAAAAAATGCTCTTTCTGCGTCACCCATGCGGCTGGTAAAGGATTCAATCCTTCTGGCGATTGATGCTATTACTTCTTGCGCATCAACAATTGCCGTCTTTTGTTCCTGCACCCTTTGGGCAAACTGAACATTTATAAACTGGCGCTGCGCCTCCGTGGCCTTCCCTAACTCAGCCACGAGGTTTTTGGTGTCGTCAGTCAGGTCAACAGTTTTCTGCTTAGTGTCAAAAAGAGCGTCCCGGAAATAGTAAGCAGCACCGGCTGCTATCAGCAATATACCTAGTGGTCCTCCAAGAAACGCGACTGAAGCTCTTAGCCCACGCATTGCCAAGGCCGCAGCCCTAGCGGTTACGGTGGTTCTTGCTAAAGCTGTAGCGTGTGCTGTGGTTGTTACTGTGGCCGTGGCTTCTGCTGCTGCTGCAACGGTGGTCGCCTCTGCCAGCACCACCTCGGATGCAGAAAGCGCCCTAGTTGCGTTCGCCAAAACTAGGCGGGCAGAGACAAGCCTAGAAACAGTTGCCGCTCTTTCTTGCGCTGTCATCTGTGAGCGCAACCTAACAGACTCTAGCTGCACCTCAGATCGAACCGAGTTTAAAACAGCTACCGATGCAGCGTTTTCTGACTGAGCAATCACCAGTGCTGCCGCTGATCTTTGCGACGCCGCAATGGCTGTGGTTTTTAATGCGAGGGCTATTTGTGCTTCGGCGGCTAGGGCTAGAGATGATCCCCTTACTACCTGAGACGTGTAGACAAGCTGCGCCTGCGCTGCAATTAACAAACCGCTGGACACTCTTGCACCAAACACAATGGCCAACACTGCGGCGGCATCCGCAACTGTATCAATGTTTTCAGCAACAGCAATTGACGCATCACGGAACGCGCTCAGTCCCTCTAGTGCAGCGGGTGCAATAATAGAGCCAATCGCGCTTGCGGCTTCGTCTGCGGCATTGCCTGCTAGCTGAAGCTGTGAGCTAAAAGAAGTAGAGGCAACCGCCGCTTCTTTGTTAAGAGCCACGTTGTCTTCATATTCGGTGTTAGCCTGCGACAGGGCATCTGAGAGCACGTCGGTGCGTGTGGCTAGTGTGCTGAGAACCTGCATTGATTGACTGCCACTTAACCCTAGCGAGTTCAGGGCCGCTGACACATCGCCGCCAGATGCCTGTATGTTGCCCAAGCCTTTTACAAAGTCCTCAAAAACTTTAGCTGATTCTCCGTTGAAGAAGTCTTGGCGCAACGCATCGCCGGTACGCCCGGTAATTTCTTGCAGACGATTTAGTTCTTCGCCGCCATTTCTTAACGCGTCGTTGATAGCCTGGAAAGATAGACCGATTTGTGTGCCGCCTGATTCGGCTTCTACGCCTACGGCTTTTAGTGCTGTGGATATGCCAAGCACGTCGGCAGCACTAACTCTAAACTGGCTAGTAGACTGCGCAACACGGGTTGCTACGGCTGCAATTTCTGATTCAGTTGCAGCAAAGTTGTTTCCAAGCTGGACAATAGTTGAACCAAGCCGGTCAACTTCGCTGATTGCTGTGCCTGTGACCGTAAGGATTCGCGCCAAAGATGTTGCCGCTTGTTCGCCAGACAGGTCAGACGCTAGACCTAGCTTTCCAACGGTCTCAGTAAAGCGAAGAATGTTGTCTGTTCCGCTAACGCCTAGCTGCCCGGCACTCTGTGCAATGGCGAGCAGCTCAGCAGACGTTACAGGCAGGTCACGAGATAGCTCCTGAATGCTTTGACCCAATCCGGTCAGCGCAGCGCCGGTAATATCGCTGGTCTTGCCAACGCCAATCAATCCGCGCTCAAAGTTTGCAAATGAAGCAAGCGAGCCTTGCAGTGCAGCGCCGATGCCAAGCGCACCAAATGCGACGCCAAGTTTCTGCACTGTAGAAGTGGTGGTTTGGCTTTGTCGGTCAAGGCGGTCAAGGTCGCCAGTGGCACGACGAAGGCCGGAGCTATCGATTCTGAAGCCGAGACTCGCGAGGTCTTCCATGCAATTACTCCGGTTACTTTGTTGCTTGCGCCGCCAAATCGGCTGATCTGTCTCTGCTGTCGATCAAGTGCGCCTGCATAGCCGCCAATGTTTCCTCGTTGCGCTCAATGTAGGGCACGTCGTCTGCAATGTCGGACTGCTCGCTGCCTTTGTTGCGCCAATTGACATACGCCCTAGACATTTCCATCAGCATCTGCGCATCCCAGCTAGAAAGCCATGATCCTGTTAGCCGGATGTAGCTCTCGATCTCTTGCCAGCTAGTCGGGCTGATTGACATACCCCCCTGCCCAACTAACCCTAACTCTTGCACTGCGCTTGCCAGGTACTCCAGCCCCCTGATCTCAGGGGTGCAAGTGTAGGGATGCCCTTCGCCGTACTGCTCGTAACGATTGCGCTTGTCCTCTTTGCGCGCCCGCTGTGGTACTGAGTGCATCCATCCAATCTGTCCAGCCCAGAGCTTTAATCTGTCTCGGCCAGCTGAGTAAAATTTTCCTGATTCATCACCCAGCGCAAAGCTTGCATACGGATGTCTTTGTACTTGACAAACATATCAATCAGCGCGGCTTCGTCAGCGTCTTGATAGCCGGGAATGTTCTCGGTTTCCAGCGTCATCCGCGCAAACAGGTTTGCATCTTCGCGGGCAATTTCTTTTGCCGTGCGTGTGTCTTTCTTGCCGCTACCCTTCATTGCTTTGCGCTGGAATGCTGTCCATGTGCCGGAGTCTGGGCCTTTGAGCTTGATGCGTAGGGGTTTGTCTGTGCCTTTTTCGGCATACGCCAAATCGCCATCAGTGCCGGGCTTGGTTAGATGCAACCACGAGCCGGTTTCAGATGCTGATTCGGTGTCAAACATTTGTAGAATATTGGATTCGTCTTTTGCGAGTTTCATATCTCATGCCTTGCGATAAGCATCCGGGATTTAGGTTGACGGGCAGGCGGTGGATGAAGCCGCTTTTCGGTTGCCCTAGCCCGTCAAAACTGGTTAAAACTTAAGACGCTGCAACGCGCACAATAACCGTGTTGATTTCTAGGTTTGCGGTTGATCCTACCATGCTGTTGGCGGAACCTGGGGCCTTGGTGTAGCTGAAGATTCGGGCGCTGTAAAAGTCAACAGAGCCGTCTTGATACTCAATCTTTACAGCGTGCTGCTGGTTTTTGGTTGAGCCTTCAGTGCCATCTCTGAGGACCGTCTGGCCAGCGTCTTCGGAGTCGAAGTTAAGGCCAACTGACTGACTGCCGTTGTTGATAAAGCCTTTAAACTTCTCAGTCACGCCAGTAGCAAGAGGGTTTGATTCTACGACCTGAACGGTTGGGCCATATTCGGGCAGGTCAATAACTCCGCCAACAAGGACAAAAGTCATTGCATCGTAACCGGCTTCGTCAAAGGTTGCGGGGTCACCCGCTACTATAGAAAAGATCGTGCCTGTACTGGTGATTTGCGGCATTGCTGTGCTCCAAATTTGGATAATTCGTCATCACGACGGGCAGTCCTAGAAACTGCTGAGGGTAGTATAGCACATGCGCGGGCGAGGAAAATAGCGTAGCTCTAGACGCAAAAAACCCCACATAAGCAGGGCAGATAAAACAGGGCGTCATCACGACGAGCCAATCAAGCATTCTAACCTGTATATGGAATGGTGACAATAACCGCCAGTCGATCATCCTCAGGCTGTATCTCAAAGCTGTACGGATTGCGCTGCACTCGAACCAGTCCTGTGATTGTCGCGTTCTTCAAGAATGCCGCCTTGACCTCATCCGCTGCCCTGCTGGTTACGATATAAGCGCCGGGTCCGGGCCTGTTAAACACGGACACCTGAAACAAACCCTGAGGTACTGTTTCGTCTGTTTGGGCTAAGCCATTGTCTATGCCGGTGTTAGGCATGACCATAAGCTCTAGCCACACTCCTGAGTTTGGCGGCGTAAATTCTTGGCCGGGATAGGAAATGGGATAGCCGAGAGATGCAGCCGCAAGCTTTGTGAACAGGGCTTGTGCTATTGCTGTATTAGTTGGTGTTGGCATGATTTATTCCCGCATCTTCAAAGTAATAAAAATGTTATGCGTTCCATCGGCACAAGGCCAAATTTCATAACCAAGAACCCCCGGCAATTCTTCACCGTTTGGCGCATAAACTTTTGCAAATATTCCAGCTGAGCAGTCCGCTAGAACAAGTTTATAGCTTTTAGATTGAGCCAAAGCTATGCGCTGATTTTTGGCGCTCCCTTGCCGAATTTTATTGACAATCTTTGTGAACAGGGATTGCGATGCTGTGTTAGTTGTGCTCATGGTTCCCCCGGCGAATCCGCTTCATTATCCGATCAATCCCGCTGCAAACTTTCTTTGCCGGGAAATTTTCTACCCTGTAAGCGCCTTCAATTCCTTCAAAGTTTTCAAGGTTGCTGACCTCTACTGTAAACTGTGCCTGTACGATGCAATCTGGAAGAATCTCTATATTTATTCTGGTCACGCCTTTAATCTCGTGGCCAGATTCTGTAAAAATCTTTGTGCCCCATGATGACTTTGGGCCGTTGCCTTCTGGCAAGACAATTTTAATAGTCATCCCTCTACCCTCGCTCTAACTTTTTGTGCTGCCTTATCGACAATCTGCTGCCAGTTTTGTGCTGCTGATCTTAAAAAGCTGTAACGCACCTCCATGTATATTGCGTAATTTGCAGCCCATCCGAATACAACTTGGTCGCCAATCTTGGCCCGGTTTATCACAATGCTAATTGGCCCGGCAGTGTACGCTGAGCTTCCGTTGCCGCTGGGGATCTTGTTCACGTCTGCGGAAAAGCTGTTTCGAAGAAAGCCGGTGTCCAACGGTAATTTTCCGTTTTTAGCTCTCGGCGTTTGCATTTCTTTAGCAATATCCTGCGCCGCAGTCTTCCAGACGGCTTCAAGTCTAGCCTGAGACTTAGCAACCCATTGATCTATGGTTACGTTAGCCATTCCCATCACCTGTTATTTTCTGTTTCTGGAGTATAGCAAAAAATGCCCGCACCTTGCGGGACTAGCTGTCTCGTAGCTTCTCCGTCCAGATCACCCGCCTAAATCGTACTACTAGGAGATGCGGCGAGCTCTGGCTGACAATAGTTATTAGCGCCACTACTGCCTGGGCTTGTTCGGTTGTTCAAGACTCTGTTTTTTCAGCCTTCACTTTGTAGCAAAGCATATACCATTTGTCCCGTAACTTGGCGATTTGCCTTTCTTGGATTTCCTTGGTGATGTACCTAGGCGTCTCGTAGGCTTCCACGGCCATAATACGTTCAACGGTGCCTTCCGGCAAAACAGCCATCACATCGGCCATAGGCACGCCCATCTGGCGTACACCCATAAGCTGTGCAGCAATGTCAGCTTTGCTTTTGCACACGTCTGCTGCGGCTGTGGTTGATAGGGCCATTAGAATGGCTAGAATTAGGGCTGTTAGTGTTTTCATTTTGCTTTCCTTACTGTGGGGTTAGAGGTCCGAGCCATTTAAAAGAGCTTCTGCACCCTGCCTTGCAAGATTGGCAATTAGCTCAAATAATTTAACTTGGTCTGTCGCGGCCATTTCAAATGTAATCATTGCGGGGTTAGACAAAATACCCTGCATTGCTCGTGCCTCAAAATACTCTCGCTTAGTCAGGCCCACAGGCGCAGCTTCTACATAAGACTGCCATTCCTGCGGCATTGCTGGGCTATTACCGTTATCTGTGCTCATTTCGCTTTCCTTTTTATTGTGTAAAGCCTTCCGTTGATGACATACCCGCTGTTCATAACCCTGTGCAACGTAGACGGGTCAACTCCTAGTGCTGACGCCGCGTGGGTGACGTTGCCAGCGTGCCGGGTTGTTATGTACTCCCAGACTGGGGTTGATTGGGTCATGCTTGCCCCGGCATCTTTTCAGACAAAAAGAAAACAGTGTTTTTATTCTTTGCAGTCTGGCCCGTTATTTTCGCATCTGAGATTGCGCCATTACATAGACTTCCAGCAACTACCGTGGATGATCCCGTCCGATAAAAATCATTAAGCGCCTTGGCGATAACCTCCAGCGCCTCACTTTTACCTATGCCACACGATCCCCTAACCTCTACCTCTATCACGTTAACCTTATCTCTCATTTCTCATAATCTCCACGCACCTGTTTCAGGGTTATGAATTTTATTAGATTTTTTTACTGCTGCCACTTGATTATCCATAATAATTCATTACTCGGTGACGTGGTTGATGATTGGCCCCGAAGGGCCTTGTTATTGTTTATGACAGAACTTCGGTAAGTCGACCGTAATGCTCAACAGGGTTCCCGTTCTCGTCGTGTGCATGGACCGTCATCATCTCGCCCAGAAAGTCGTCAGCGTGCTGGCCGTCCAATGTGCTGTCGTCGATGGTGCCGGTGGTGTCGTCGTTGATTACTACGTTGTATGTGGCCATGTTTGTATTCCTTTCGTGTGGTTGGTGTCTCTCTATGACTCAACAATAACACACTACCGCAGCATTGCAACACCCTAGACACAAAAAAACCCACTATTTAGCAGGTCATTGTAAAGCGTCGATTTTTTAGCCAAAGCCTTCAATCCGAGCAACGCGTGCGCCAAAGTCGATAGATGTAGTTTCAATACAGCGGCATTGTATGGTTTCCTCACCCGGCGCACCCAACGTAGAATCCCCCGGATAGAGCATCTGGTAGCCGCCAACATCAAACGGCGCATTGCCCTGGCGCTTCTGGCCGTCTGCCCTAGCGTGCGTCTCTCGCGTGCGTGCGTCACCGCTTGAGTCCCACTCCCGCGTCACGTCATCGTCTACAACTTCGCCCGCTTCGGTAGCCTGGAGCAATGCTTCGTGATGGCCTGCCCGCAGTGCGTCTATAGATTCGGTACGCGCTATTACGTCACCGCGATATTTCAGCGTACGGCTCTGTAGTGCTGTTATCGCACGTTGAATCTGCACAGCGGTCAGTGGCTTGCCGGATTTGTTGGCCCGCTTGACCATTGCATCGAATCGTTTGTTTCTCAGTTTGCGGCTAAGGTAATCCGTTCCTTTCGTGAGATGTACAAACTCTAGTTCCAGCCGCGCATCGCTTACCCATCTTGCCTGTTGCTCAGTCAACCCAATGAACCCACCTTCACGCCGCCCGGTTACGCGGTTTTTTCTGCCCACAAGATCAAGCGCCGACTGCCTGGGGTTAACGCCCTCAGATAACCTGGCGGTAAGCTGCTGGCGGACCATCTCACGTTGGCCTTCCGTAATCTCAACAATCAAGCTGGATGAGTTCTGCCGTAGCCACTGCTCAGCGCGGGTGTTGCGGACATTGAACGCAAACGCAAACGACACATCACTGCCGGGCGCAGGAACACGGCCAACTTGACTTGCCGCAGTATCGCCACCTTTGCGGTAGGCGTTCTGAATGGCCTGCTCAATGGACCCGAGCGACGCCTCACTAATTCCGATTGCCGTTAGTACACCATCAATATCACCCACGGCAATACGGTCGATCAGATCCTTAATGACGGCATCGTTTTTTAGCTTAGCAACAGAGTCAGAGAACGCCTTGCGAAAAGCCGCCTCCTGCTCTTTTGTGATGCCGTTTAATTTGACGGTTGCCATTAGGCTGACAAGTCCAGTTCGTACAGCACAGCAACGCCTGCGGGGGCTAGGGTGCGAACTTTAGTGATGCTTATCCAATCACTGCCAGAGGTCGCTTGGCTTCTTGTAATGCCTACCGCAACATCATCTGCTTTCTTTGGAGCAAACCCCGGTGTCGCGGCCATAGTCAGGGTTCGATTTATGGTTTCAACGTACGTGCCATCTGCGGCCATAACGCGACGGTTGTCTTCAAGTATGCTTACTGTTGTATAGGAGTGTGACGTTACCGGATCCCAAGGGTCACCGCCGCTTCCAGACTGCTGGCGGATGGTTGCGGGGTAGCCTTCATCGGTCGACGCAACCGACTTGATAGCGGCGTTTACTTCGGCGGCGATCTCTGCCCAGTTTATGCTCACGATACGATCAACGCGGCAGGTAGGTCATCCGGTGTCAAGATAGATGACAGAAGATTGTCAATTGCTGTGACCGTTGGCGATGAGGACCTGTCGCCCTTGTTGCTTCCAATATACGTGAAAGATATTGATTGCACTTTTGTCAACACTTTCTGCTCTGACTCGGTAAATGTCTTAGCAAAAAATCCCGGTGTTTGCAGTTCAAGAAGTGTTGCCTCATAAGATGCGCTGACCACGCGTACCGGAACAGAACTATCAGGGATTGAATTGCCAAAGCGATCAATGGCGCTTTTACGGGGCCATGATCGCTCCTGATCTATGCCGCCTGTGGGTTGGCCGGGGAACCGCTGGTAATAATGGCCGTCAAGATACACAGACCCACGCAAGCGGGCAGCGGCTACAGTGCCAGCGGGTATCTCTAGGCCGTTGGCTTCAATGTAGTCTGCAAAGCCGATATCTGTGCCGTAGCCGGGCATACGTTACCCCTTGTTAAATTTGGATTGATTCTTGGCAGGTTTTGGAATGATTGGCACGGTAATTATTACACCCATATCGGCGAAATCTTTGATCTGCGCTTCGCTTAATTGCAAGGCGTTTTCAAGAATGACAGAAGCCCCGGCTCTTACGGTTTGCGTTCCACCGAAGACTCGTATGGCCTTGTCACGTGATGAGTTATTTTTAACCTGGTACGCTGACATTGTGACGCTCCTAAAAAAGCGAGGCCGTAGCCCCGCCTATTCATTCAGTTTAAGCGTTAGACACGCCACGACGCAACACACGAGGAGCACAGCACAGGAAAAGCGGGTAGCTGTAAATCTCGCCGCGAGTAAAGGCTTGGCGATCCCTGTCAGGAATGTTCAGGCCGTATGTGTCTACGCCCAAAGTATTAACAAAGGGACCAAACTCCGCAGGCGCAATGGCTTGCTTGAAAACGCCTTCTGCGCCGATTGGAAAGAACTTGGCTTCAGTCGGTGCGATTGCAACGGCTGAGTTATCATCAGTTCCACGGTAGTTGTGGAAGGTGATGCCGCCGAATGTGAAGGCTTGAAAAGCATTACCCTGGCGAAGGTCACCCGCAGCGGCATAGCCAAGGAAGGTATCACGCACTTTCGGGTGGTTAATCAGCAAGTCGTAGAACGTGTCACCGACAAGCGCGTGCACGGTTGTTGCTGTAGTAAAAGCACCCTTAGCAGAGCGAGCCATCGCACGGACGACGCCGTTACAAACGCCGCGCACGTCGGTGGCGTTGGTGGTCAGCGCAAAGTTAATGGCCGTTGTTTCCGCCTCACCGAATTGGTCGAAATAATTGTAAATCACGCTTGAACCGTCAGCGTCCAGCAACTTGCCCTGCAATGCGCCCAAGCGGTGAAACTCCTGGGTCAGCTCTACGTCTGCGCGGGTGCGTGCAAACCGTCGCAAGAACTCGGCTTGTACCTGCATCAGCTCAGTCTCAGAACCAAACGCACGAATGCCTTGGATTTCTTCAGCGTAAAGCGTGAAGCCCTTGGCCAGCCGGACAGTGCGCAGTGGCACCGCATCGCGGTCGTCTTCTTTGAGCTCAGACGTTGCGCCACCGATAGGGCTAGTCGGGATGAGGTTGAGAACGCCATCGCGACGGTCTACAAAAATTGTCCGGGTGCGGACGGGCATAGGCTCAAATAGGCCAAGCTCGCCTAGAAGTTGAGGTTTGAAATCCATTTTGTTACTGACACCTGTCAAAGATGTCATCGAAAAAGCACTGTTATTGAAAACGTTCATTGAAGCCATGATTTTTTCCTTTATCGACGAACGATGATGCCGAGTGCCTTTAGGGCAAGGTTGGATGCGATGATTTGGGCGGAGTCTGCACCAACCTCATAGGTCAGTTCGTGACCATTAAGCTCGGCATCGCGTGCAAAGTTAACGCTTGCATAATCAACGCCCGAGGCAGTGGTGTTCACGATGGTTTCAAATAGTACGCCCGCCTCGTTCTGCGATCCGTTAGTTGCCGCGACATTGTGACGCACAAACTTTCCAGTGGCGGTAATCTTGCCTAAGACAGTGCCGGCAGATAGGGTGGTGTCTGCGGGAACGGTCACGGTTACGTCATCGCGTGATCGGAAGCCGTTAGACTCGCTGACAATAAACGACGCTGTTGCTTGGCGTTTCTGTAGAGTTGCCATTCTTTACGCTCCCTTCTTCATTTTGATGCCAGCAGAGGCAAAAGTGGAATCGCTCCAACTACCTGCGCCGTCGTTGGATTGGACTTGGCCAATGTTGCGCAGCGGGTCAGTGGTGGTTGCTGAGTCTTCTGCTAAGATGTCAAAGCGTGCGTCGATGTACGCCGCTGATTTATCCTTGACTGCTGAATCACCCAGCTTGGCCACAACGGTAGCTTTGCGAATATCTGCATCGCTTAGGCCAGCAATAGCCAGGTCTTTTGCAATCAACTTTGCCTTGCCGATCAGCTCAGCGCGATCCATTACCCGCTTATCTACTTCGTCTTCATCCATCATTTTGTCTTTCAAGTCGTCGATCTCAGCCTGCATCCGACCCATCATCGCGTCCATTTCCATCTTCATATCATAACGGTCGCTGATTAACTTGGCCTCGGCGTCGGCCATTTTTACTTTAAACGCTTCAATCGCCGGGGCGTCGGTAGCGGCAACTTGCACCGCCTTGTCGCCCAGAACCACTGTTAACATAGTCATGGCTGATCCTTTAATTTTCTGGTCGTGGTTGAGTGGGACAAAGCCCCATGCTTGCGCACCGTCCCCGATGCGTAATTCCTGATTTGCCCTGCCCTGATCGACAAGTGCAACGTGATTAACTCGTATGTTTCGCTGTATCGCGTCGTATGCTTCGCCGCTGTCTGTGAGGCCGCTCACCATCTCAACGTCGGCAGTGTAGCCAAGGGAGAGTTCGCGCTTGCCGCCTTCGTAATCTTTGATTGCGGTGCCGTCCATCATAATCAGCGGCACGCGGATATATTCACCGTCGCGTGTAACCTCATCACCCATCTGGCCTATGGAATCTAGCTTCCAAGTGTCAGCGGTAACGCTTGCCGCGGGATGATTGTTCGTCATCGGCTTATGCGCGATGCTGGCCATTGAGTCAGTGGAGAACACTTCGGACTCTGGCCGGAGCACACGAACAAACTCCATTCCCGGCTGTTTCATCTCATCGCCGGTATACAGTTGGACATTGCCGGCGCGACTGACCCGAGACGATGCAACCAAGTAGCCGTCGACTGTGCGCTTGACTGTGCTTTCGTCAATCGAAACTTTGTCTACAAACTGCATTGCAAGCCTCCTTTTGCTCTACTCATCTTCGCCGCCCTCTAGTTCTTGCATTGCCGCCTCAAGCCCCGGCAAGTCGCCTGCTTCAATAAATGAGTTAATTAGGCTGTCGGATAGCGCCTCCACCGGAACCAACGGCAAGTCATCGCCGCCACCTGCAAGAACCCTTGCCGCGTCTGCCTTTGTCTTGAATATGTCGGCTTTGTCTTTCTCGCTCATTTGATACAGAGGGCGAAAGCGAAATTGACAGTCGCTTGTCCTATCACCTAACGCCGAACGTACAACCGCGTCCATAAGTTTTTCTAGTGGCTCGCGTAAATGCAGCTCTTGCTCTGCGCTGATCCTGTCGTAGTAATTCCTTAGATCACCATCACCCGTCGAGTTCATACCCTCAGGTGATTGACCAAGAAACCGGGTTGCAGGGATGTCAGCGGCACCGGATACAATCTGTAGCTGCAGGCGCTGTACTTCTGGGAGCTGTGCAAAATTGACTGACTTCTGCTGGTAAGTGTCGTTCTTGTCCAAAACCAGCGCATTAACAGTTGATTTCATGCTCTGCACTAGGCTAAACCGTTCCACAACCGCCCGTTTATAGACCTCACTTTTCATCCCTTCCATAAAGCCGTCAATCTGATAAACGTCAACTTTGGCCTCTTGAACCAAAGCCGCGATGCCCTGCTGGCCTGCGGTGGCGTCACGAATTGCAATCTCGATAGAATCAAGAATGCTGTCTGCCCATCGGTCGTAAAGAATCTGCGAATCAACCGGCAGTTCGTTGCCCAGGAACCGAACAACACGCGACGGATGAATGCGAATAGTGCCGCCAGCAGCGCCGATCAGATCGTAATAAATAGGCTCCATGTAAGTAGGGCTCATGGGGTCAAAGTCTAGCAGGCCGCTTGATAACTGGTATCGGTCCATTACTCTTATAAATTGCACGCCGCCCTTTTTTATGCTGCTCAGCACCAAGGGCTGATCGTTGTTGTCTTTGCCGTCGCTGATAATGATCCCGGCACCGCCCAACAAACGTGCTTGCTTTATGGCTTTGAATACTCGGCTGTAAACCTGTAGCCTTTTTTCTTCGGCTTTAATTAGTGCAATTTCTTCTTTGCTACACTGCCAAGCCCAGCCCTCGCGCATCATATCAAGCGCAGGAATGTCTATGGCTTTTCTGGACATCCAGTTAGATCGATATGCGTTCTCGGCTTGCTGCTGATCTAATGGCGTGAAATACCAGTTGCCCTGAGCGCCTTTGTCTTTCTCGCTGCCCAAGTTGGACATCGCGTTAACTAGGCCGCGTGATACATCGGAGAACCAGTTGCTCATGAATAGACCGCCAGCATTTTATAGCCCCTTAACATTTGTGACTTTTCCAATTTCTATTTCTGCAAGTATACCATCTGTTTTCTTTTGTGTCTTGTAACTGAATTTTGTGTGGCAATAAGGTCCATCAAGAGTAAACAGACATCATATCGTAACCGGCAGACTGCACCGGCCAGTAGCACATCATTACAGCGTCCGCGACATTAGGTGATTTCGTTCCAGATGGAGACTTATCAACAATAAGTTTCATCCGGGCACCCTTTGATGCTGTCGGCTGTGAAAGCTCTTTCTGCAAAGTCCGCAATAATGGCAGATCAGACGGCAAGCTAATTAGTTCATTGTGGTCAAATCTAACGCCTTCACTGACAGCCCGGTAAGTCTTTTCAAAGCGTCTACGAAGTTGCCACCATCCTTGTGCTTTCAGGTTAGTGTAAAAGTCTTTATTGATTGGCGTATCTTTATCGTGCGGCTCGACGTTTTGATTGGGATTTTGCACTGCTGCCCCGGCATCCCATGGCACAAACCGAATACCTGACGGCATTAGACCCTCATCGTTTAGCCGGTTGGTTTCGGCCTTAACGCCGGACCCTACGCCAATGCAGTCGTAATGCACTTCAATGCTTCCACAGTTGCTGGCGTGCCCTATGGCTCTGCGTGCCGTTAATCCTGTGTCACGCTCGCCCCATTCAGCAAGATGCCGCAGAGTGATTCCCTTACGGCCTGCATAGGCGTTTTTATCGCCGCCACCGTCTGCAACGTCCAAAGCTGCGCAATAGCCGCCTGAATCATCAATTCCGAGCTTTATATGCGCGTCAATTGCAGCGGCCACCCACTCTGCCGGAATAATAACTCCTTCGACGGATGCGGCGTAGTTGCGATCAACCTCCTGCGCAAAGACGTGTAGCAAGCCGTCCGCTTCTGCCTTTTTTTTCCGGGCATCGTACCATGCCTGATCTTTTGCCGGGTGATCTCGCCAGTCCATTATGAAGACGTTTGTGACGCCCTTGTGCGCGGTTCCGCTTTCCCATTCGACGCCTGACTCACGTCGACGGTGGAAGACATTACCGAGGCCGTTGACGCTTGATATGTCAATCTGAACATTGGTATTGTCGGCCAGTGCTGCCTCAATCTTCTCCGGGCGCTCAAAGTGAGCCGCTTCGTCTTTGAAATAAATCAGCTTACGCCCGCCCCGCCCAATGTTGTCACCGGCTTCGCCCGTAATCGTTGACCCATTTTCGGGATTCACAAATCGCATATAGGTCATATGTTCTTTGGGCGATAGCCCGATGGGCCACAACTCAGACGGCAGGCCCATAATAATCAGACGCATCTTCTCAAAAATAGAATCTGGGTCGCCAATGCGGTCAACAAGCTGCTCTTTGCGCGAACCCCATCCAACCGCAGCGCCCGGGTAAAACATCCACAGCCAAACCGACACACCGCAGCACACCCATGACGCGCCCATGTCCCGGCACTTCTCTATCAGGCCATGCTCTTTGCCGTCCATACATGCCAGCAAAAAGTAAACAAGTTGCTGTTGCCTGGGGAACAATATGAAGGGCATCTTTGCCGGAACATCACCGCCACTGTTTCGCGGGTCATAGGTTGTAACCCAGTGCTCAATAAATTCCACCGGGCGGGTGCGGTAATATTCCTTTGCTCCGTAAAGCAGTACGGGCCTTGACCTAAGGCTTAGGAGCCGCTTCTGCCGCTCAGCAAAGACATCCGTGTAATTAGGCGGCCAGCTATGACTTATTGCTGTTGAGGGTGTCGGCATAAGCGGCAGCGGCTTCCTGTGGGGTCATGTTCTTGGTAATGGTTTGTATGGGTCCGCCGTTCGGGCCAGTGTGCTCGTGCTTGTCTGTGAACAGCTTCAAGTGCCTTCCTAGCAGCTCGTACCCTTTGAACACGTTGGTGGCGTCATATTTGTAAGCCGCAGCAAGCTCCCCATCTTCGTTGGCTGTCATAACTGGATTGCCTTCTCGGTCCAATACTGGTGCCGCTTGTTCGCATCGCTCAATGTTCTTTCTGATACCGTTAAGAATAAAATCAGAGGTAATTTCTGTGCGATCTGAGCGCCGGTTCATGCGCCCCTGAATAGTGCCTTGAACCTTGACATTTACTAACAGGCGGGCAGATTGAGAATCTGCGGTTTTTTTACTATAGCCTGCCCTTATCGCAGCCTGAGTGCCATTAAGATCAACCATATACTCATCCACAAACCGAGATTGCCGGGGCGTCAATTTGCTTTTTGATTTCTCACTCCCGGATTTCATTTATCACTCCAACCAATAATAAAAATCAAAATAAAAACCGATCAAGCAGCCGCATTAAACGTAGCAATACCAGAGGCGTCAAAGGTCACGTTAAATGGCGTACCATCACCCGCCGTCTGGCCGCTTGAAAACTCAAAGAAGAATAACGGCGTACTGCTTGTCGCATCTACCACTTCAACGCGCATAAGGAATATTTTACGAATTAAATCCTCTCTTGTTGGAGCAGTGGTCTGTTGTTGAAGGTCGCCGTCTTTGTCCAGGTAAACATACGTTGATGTGCCAGAAACATTATCAATCTCGACCCCTGTGGTCCCGGCATACGATATGCGAAAGTAACCCTGATCGCCGCTTATCTCGCCTTCAATCGCGGGCACGTTGAAAGTGGTTCCGCCCTCAACGACGCTTGCGACATAACTGGCTAACACGCCGGTTCCGCTTGCAGTCAAAAGCTCAGACACTTGAGCATAGGTCTCGTGCACCCCGGCAGTAAATCGCAACTCTGCTCGGTCGCCAGCAGAGAACGCCATCGCGGTGGTGCCTTCCTGAGCCCGCTCTACCGTTATAGAGTCGCCGGATCTTGCGGTTGCTTTAAGTATCTCAATCGCTGCGGAGCTTTGCAGGGTCAGCGGGAACCACTCAATTCCGGTGGGTGAAGGAAACAGAGCGCCGTCACCTGTTGCTAACACAAGATTAGTGTCAGCATCCGTTATTGAGCTTGCCAGCGTCGAAGCGGCGTTGTTTGAGATCAGTGAGGACGTAACGGGCGCTCCGAAAAGTATTATTGAAAGCAAAGTTTAGCATAAAAACCTTTTGAACATAAAAAAACCCTCACTGAGAGGGCTCTGAACTTATTGCTATGAGGTAAAGCCTAGCAACATTTGCGCCTCTTTGTGCAGGCTAGTAACCCGCTCAATGTGCTCTACTCTTGTGGCCTTCCACTGTGCCAGTCCTTTGCCACAGACGCTAGCAACCTTTTTATCATCCTCCATCAGTCTTAGCGCCTCGTTCAGGGATTGCATTACGCTTTTTTCTCCCGAGAGCATGGCTTCCATTTTATTAAATGCCTGCATGTACTTAATTTTCCATTGCAGCGCCTCTTTTCCGGTAAAACCCATTGCAAGCAGGGTAAAGCCATCCCTTGTAATGTCGTAACAAGGCAAAACTTTATTCTGCTCAGATACATACGAGGACAGACAAAAAGTTTGCTCTCCTAATTCTTCGCCAATTTGTTCAGAAAGTGTACGAATTTTTATCAAAGTATATCTGTGAGGCTTATTAAACTTTTCTGCCACATCTTTACTGCTAACAACTACCTTGCCTTGCTTCATTTCTACTAGGTCGTTCATGGTGCTAACCTCAATGGATGAGGTTTAAATTATACACCTCTAATTATGAGTTGCAAGTTGCGAACTTCCGTCCATAAAAAAACCCTCACTAGGAGGGCAAAGTCCGGTTGGTGATGCGCTATTTCCGGAAAACGCATCCGCGTAGATCGCCCGCGGCAGGCTGTCGACACTCACTACATGGAAAAAGACTTTGGGAATATTGTCGCTTCAAGAACACGCTTTCAACGTCAGCGACACTCTGGCCCGAAGCCCTTATCGGTGTAGTAAATAACCCCTCAGCAAGCTTTCGCAGGATCAGGGCCGTGTTAGGGTTATCTTAACATTACTCTTACGCAGTCGTGAAGCCTAGTTCAATGATTTTATCAGCTATCACGCCAACGTCGGATTCTCTGCGCATATAATTTAGGATTCCAGTTAGCAGGATCCGATCAGCCTGGTCGGCTTCTGGGGTGTCACGAAAGATATAATCATATTCTTTCAGATCACTCACCACATTCCAGTTCCCCGCCGAACCCTGAACGACTACGTTGATGTCAGGGATTATCATACATCTATACCAGTCTACGCTTGACCCCCACCGGCACTCCCCCTGCCAGCCAACAGGTGGCCAGCCGTCTACCCAGTCGCTTGCTGTTGGCTCTACAGGCCGGGGAGTGTATCGCTCTGTCCCCCATTCGTTTTGGTTTTTCAATACTTGATACCTGCCCAGTCGCCACCAGCCGTTAACGTCACAAAAACAATTTGCGTAGGTGTCGTAGTGGCTTGCTTCGGTGGGTGCCTGTGTCCAATCTGGATTGCTCATATCGTTCTCCTGTGCCCTGTGCGGGCTATTGGTTTTGTGTGTGGGGTTGCCAAGGGTAATCGGTGTTCGTGGCCTGTGTGGTGTCCTGCACTGCCTGCACCTCACAATCTGCGCAATGACCCATCCACCCGATAAACTCCTCTTCGTGCCAGCTTGTAACGGTGGCCTGGCAGGCTGGGCAGGACGCTTTGACTTTCTCTTGCCTTGGCGCGTACATGGTGATTTCCTTTTTGTGGTTTGGTTGCTTCGATGAGTTAACAATAACACAGATTTGGGAGGGTGCAAGCCCAGAAGGGGTAAAGTCCACAATGGGCCGGAATAAACCCATAGTTAAAAACATTGTGGCCTGCGCTTCCCGCTTACTCTCCCAACGGTTTGAGAGGAAAAAGGCCAGAATACCCACAATAAAACGAAAACCATTACAGTGTGTGTGCGTAAAAAGAGAACACGTAAAACTATAAAATGAATCTCTACATACCTATTTCTATTTTATTATGGGTATTATGGCCTTTTAGTAGTATTTAATAGCAATATCAGTAACTTACAAAAGGCCACAATGTTTTTAACTATGGGTTTATTGTGGCCTTTCGGGCGTTCATTGTGGCCTTTTGGTCATTTGCTATAAAAAGTACAGTTTCTGTAAGTGCCGTTACATTCTGCTTTCCTTCTTTTTTCAGGTTGATACCCCATTCTCATCATGGCGTTTTTCAGCGCCCGGGTGCTCGGGAAGTCTTCAAAAGTAGAATCATCAAAGTCATTTTCATCATGTTCCCTCACTAATTGCTGTAAAATAGTCACGTTTATTTGTCCAGTTTCGTCCTTTATCTGATCAGAAAACATAGAAATCGCATCTTCCAGGGCGAGAGCTTCGGGGCTTTTGCTCAACTCTTCCATCCGGCTTTTTGCTTCGGTATGTGGTGCGCGTGTGGTACCGAAAAACGCCTCTGGAATATGCAGATTTAAAAGCCAATCGAGGATCTCGCCAGTATGATTTCTCATGGCGTCATACAGGTCGGGGTAGTACCCAGGGTGATCATCCATAAACGCTTCCAACGCTTCCTTTGATTGCCACTGGCTGAACATAATGCAATACCTGCGATCTGTGGAGTCTATCGGTATGGCGTCCTTAAAGTTGGTTAGCGCAAAATAGTTGGTAGTGTTGATAACTGTGCGCGGGTCTTTTCCTTTCTTGGTTTCTTCTACGGTTGGGTTTGAAATATAAGGCTTTAGGTTGTTCAACACTTCATATTTTCGGAAGTTGTCCAGCTTTAGCTCTTCGATAAACGTCATACACTGCCCTGTTGCCCATCCGGTAAAAGAGCTTTCAAGCGTCTGCACGTTCATTATGCGCACGTTACTGATACCCAAAACATGCTGCATCATTTCCGCCAGCAGGGATTTCCCGTCACCTTGTACCCCCTGCAACACTGGCGACCATGCTATTTTCTCTCCTGGGTATTGGACGTTGTGCGCTAGGTAATTGATGACAATATCTTGCTCTTCTTCGCTAACCAACAGATGTGCTATGTGTCCCCTGATACGAGCCACAATATCTGTAGTTCCTTCTCGAATGCGCCGCAGCCTAGAGGGCACATAGCTATTCAAATAATCAAGCTCATCGTGCGTGAACACCTCCCCTGCTTTGGGGAAATACATTGTGTTTTCGACAACTTCTATTTTGTCGTTTGACCACATGCCCGCAGATTGCGGATTACCTTCACCGTCGTTTGGCGTGTCCCGTGTGTGCTTTACGTCAAACGCCCTTGGCCCCATGACTGCTTTTGTTTCTCTGTGTACGTACTCAGCACTAGCCGTACAGAACACGTAACCCTCAAAGTATGTACCAACTTCACCGTTGCCGCGCATCTTGCGGATCTCTTTCTGAATTGACACTAGGGACGGTTTGGAGCCAGTTATAACGCCATACTTTGCTTGTACAGCCTTTAGCGCAACGTCAAGGGCCATCCCATCAAGCTGAACGCTTGCCAAGCGTTTAAGTTCAACCTTAATGTCATCAAGTGTTTCGGCAGCATCAAGACCTTGTTTTACAACTTCGCCAGTCACCGTTTTGCGGGCTTCCTGCCCACCAGCCAACTCACGTACTGTCCCTATTGTTATTGGGTTTTCACGTGAACTTTTCCCGAAAGAATCCCACCTTGTGCGGTTCTTTTGCTGGTCGTATTTTTCAGGGGCGCGTTTGCTGAAATTATCAAACAGTTGCCAACCTTCCTCAGACCCTTGAGTTTCGTGGCAAATTCCCATGCCTATGCGCCACCAACGATCAGGGCATCCCGCAGCATCGCTTGGTATCAGATCGAGATACGCCTTTATTTCTACAAGCGTCATTCCTTCGGGTTGTGATGCAACGGCTTGAGCAAGGTCGTCAAAATCACTATCGCCCGTTTCAGCACCATCTAGTAAAATGGCGACTGCCTCAAGGGGCAACTCTGGCAAGTCTTCAACATCTGAAAGCGTTTCTTCAATTCCGAAAAGCGTTGCGTCTTTGTAGCCTTCCCCGGTGGCAATATAACCGCGTCCGGCTGCCCTGGTGTCAAAACCAACAATCCCAAAAAGATCAGCGCCTTGCTTCATTCGGCTTTCGGGATCTACTTTAAAGGCGTAATGTTTTCCTCCACCCTTGGTTTCTTGTATTTCTGCTTCTTTCCAAGCAATTGAACATCCGAGAAACTTATCGACAGCAGCAGGAGTTACACCTTTATACAGATCAAGGTCTATCACATACGCCCCTGAGGGAACCACAATGCCGACCATTGGGGTCTTTGCTTCACCTTTGTATGTTTTCCAGTCTACGCCCTTGCCTACCGCTGGTGACTTGTCAGAGCGTAGAGGGAATATGGTTAATGTCATTCTTCCGCCCCTTTCACAATGTCAAGCGTTTCGCAATACGCCCTGTTTGCGTCTTCTGGGTTATCGAACGTGCCAATGTGTTTGGACTTCCCATCTATGGTTGTTACAGCGATCCACTTTCCGGCAGTCCTGCTTTTCCTGACACCTTTATACCCGGTAGTGTTGTTCCGGTACGGTATGTTTGTGACGCTCCTGTTGTTTATGTTTACAGACCTGGTGTATACGCGAAGATTACCCGCCCTGTTGTTCAGCCCATCTCCATCACGGTGGTCTACGTCCATGCCTGCCGGAGCGTCCATAATCAGACGGTGCATATAACCGTGGAAAAGCCCCTTGGTTTTTTTGGGCTTGTTTCTGAACGCATAAACGGTGTGCTTGTTAGCCATGGCGTGCCATTGATATTTTTCCAAACGCTCAACATCACTGGCGTCTACTATGGCGGTGTACCCTCTTCCAAGATCTATTTCAGCAATGTCGCCGATAATCTTTATGGGCTTTCGCTCATCTGGGAACCTGCCTTTTCTTGTCAGCTCGCGAGCTTTGAATTTGCCAGCGGTTATCGCTTCTATTTCTATCGCCCTTTCAGCAGGTATTTTCTTGTGAGTGACCCACTGGCTAACAGCAGCCACACTCACTCCAAGGGACATCGCCAAACCAGTGTGGCCCCCAAAATGATGTATAAGTTTTTCAATCATGCTTTACACCTCGTGTTCACGTTGTTAAAGTTAATAACACATTAACACACAAAGCGAGAAACTAAAATGTCATTGGAAGCCAAAATTGAAACGCTAACCGCCGCAATTGTTGACCTGACGGACAGGCTAACAGCCATTGAATCCTCACCTGTTGATAGCGCAAAAACAGAAGAGGAAGCGCCAGCCACGCCAGAACAATCAATAACACGCGAAGAGATCCAGAGCATGTGCCTGGCAATCGTGCGAGACGACCGCAACAAAAAAACGGCCATCAAAAAAACGTTAAGCACGTTTGGCGCGACGCTTGTCAAAGACGTTCCGGCTGATAAGTTGGGTGATCTTAAAACCGCATTGGAGGCGCTATAATGTCTGCACATGCGAAATTGTCAGCCAGCGGATCATCCCGTTGGCTGGCCTGCCCTGGTAGTGTAAGCGCTGAAAAAGGTATTTCAGACCGTAGCAGCTCAGCGGCCCATGAGGGAACATGCGCACATGAGCTTGCAGAAATCGTGCTGGTGAATGGAGGAACGTGTTTTGACTGGGTAGGCAAGACGCTTATCGAAAACAATGAATGGACAGTCGATCAGGAAATGGCAGAGCACGTACAGGAGTACGTCGATTATGTGTTGTCGTTTAAAGGCGAACACGCATACGAACAACGCGTAGATTTTAGCGACTGGGTACCAGAAGGGTTCGGAACTTCGGACGCAATTATAATTGACGGCGATACTTTGCACGCTATTGATTTGAAATTCGGCAAAGGGTTGCAGATATTTGCCGAAGAAAACCCGCAAGCGATGCTCTACGGCCTTGGTGCATACAGTGATTATGGAATGATTTATGACATCAAGCGCGTTGTCGTTCACATTGTACAGCCCCGTCTTGACCACATTGATACTTGGGAAATCAGCCTTCCCGACCTTCTCAAGTGGGGGGAATGGGCAAGCCAGCGCGCTGAAATGTGTCTGGAACCTGATGCTGAACGTGTGCCGGGGAATGCACAGTGCTTATGGTGCAAAGCAAAGGCGACCTGCCCAGCATTACAGCAGCACACGCAAAAAGTAATCATGTCGGACTTTGACGAAATTGATAGTCCGACACCAGCACACCTAACAGATGATCAGCTAAAGGCAGCGCTGGATTCTAAAAAACTGATCGTGTCATGGCTGGATGCAGTTGAGCAGCACATTAAAGAGCGCGTAGAGAAGGGCGGCTTCCTAGGCTACAAGCTGGTGGCCGGTAGATCCTTACGCAATTGGGGAGACTCTGAGAAGGCCGCAAAAGCGCTTAAAGATTTGCTAGGCGAGGAAGCATACAAGAAAACGCTGGTAAGCCCTGCCCAAGCTGAAAAGGCCCTGGGCAAAAAAGACGCTGTGAAGATCAAAGACCTGATCGTTAAGCCAGAAGGTAAGCCGACTCTGGCTCCAGAAAGCGACAAGCGCCCTTCGATCACAATAACAGCAGACGATTTTGATTAAGGGCGTTGACATCTTGTTATAGTTAAGTCATTCTTAACTCGCTGAAAGGCAAAACCAAAACTTAAACTGCGAAAAGGTATTATAAAATGTCTAAGATCAAAGCTAAAAACGTACGCTTGTCATTCCCTTCTTTATTCCGCACAGCACAGTTTGGAGATGAAGATACCGGAAAATATGAAGCTACCTTTGTATTCGACAAGGTTGAACACGCCGAAATCATCAAGTCTATCCAGGCTCAGATTAACAAGCTGATGAAGGAAGAGTTAAAAACAAAGCTTGGTGATGACAAACTTTGCCTAAAGGACGGTGATGAAATTGGTCGCCCTGAGTTTGAAGGTAAGATGACACTCAAGGCCAGCACCAAAAAGCGCCCTGTTGTTATTGACCGCGACAAAGCGCCTTTGGCCGAAGCAGACAACAAGCCTTATGCTGGCTGTTATGTAAACATGATTGTTAGCATTTGGCCGCAGGACAATCGCTACGGCAAGCGTGTTAACGCCCAGCTCGACGGTGTACAGTTCTACGCCGACGGTGAGCCGTTCGGTGACGCTGGAATTACCGCTGACGAGTTCGACGAATATGATGCGTTCGATCCAGTAGACGAGTTTTGACATCTGATTTTTGATTAAACTTAACCGCCTTAGGGCGGTTTTCTTTGCTTCCCTGTTCTTTTCGTAGTATTATTGTTTTGCATCCAATAGGGGAATCGCATGAAACAATGTTCAATCTGTAAAGCCAACAAAAATATAAGTGATTTCCATGTTCGCAGTAACCGGGCTGCTGGCACGTCTTCGAGTTGTAAAATTTGCGTTTCTGAAAAAGAGAAAATTAGGTACAGAAAAAAGAGGGATTATATTTTAGCAAGGGTCCAAGAATACAATGAAAAAAACAGAGATCTTATAAACGAAAATCAACGTGCATATTACAGTAAAAATAAAGAGACAATCGCAGAGTACCATAAGGAAAACAGAGATCGCACAAATGAATATAGGCGAAAGAAGCTTTCTGAATGCCCTGTTTTGAATATTCAAGATAGGCTTAGAAGAAGAACAACGTATGCTTTTAAAATTATGGGGTATACCAAACTAGGGAAAACGGAAACTTTGCTGGGTGCGTCTTGGCAGACTGTAAAAACGCACATCGAATCTCAATTCAAAGTCGGAATGTCGTGGGATAATAGGGGACAATGGGAAATTGACCACATCGTTCCATATGCATCGGCAAAAACAGTGGATGATGTTATAAAGCTAACTCATTACAAGAACCTTCAACCTCTTTGGAAAAGCGAAAACCGATCCAAAGCAGGAAAACTTTAAAAAGGGCTATTCCCTATGCTAATTGTAGATACGGAGTGTTTCCCCAATTACTTTCTTGCATCATTCCGCAATATGAAAACCCGCCAGGTCGCCAATGTCGAATTGTATGAAGGCAAACCCCTTAACACTAAACAGCTACGCGCCCTTATGGGCCAGTACACCACGATAAGTTTTAACGGCAACGGGTATGACTTGCCTATGCTTGTTGCAGCTATAGAAGGCTATAACAATGAGCAGCTAAAAGCTCTTTCAGATAAAATCATTACCAGCGGTGAACCAGTATGGCGAATAATCAGGGACGCTAATTTACACGCGCCAGCCAGTTGGGATCACATTGATATTATGCAGGTAGCGCCAGGCCAAAGCGGCTTGAAGATTTACGGCGGACGGCTTCATGCAATAAAAATGCAAGACTTGCCAATAGCGCCAAGCCAACGGATAACCCCAGCAGATCGTGATTCCCTCCGAACGTATTGTGCTAATGACCTAGACACAACGGAATTGCTTTACAAAGCGCTTGAAAAACAGATAGACCTTCGCAAAACAATGTCTGACCAATACGGTATGGATCTTCGCAGCAAGTCAGATGCACAAATTGCAGAAACTGTAATCACTTCCGAGCTTCACAATTTGACAGGCAAGACATACAGGTCGCCAAAACTAGAAAAGGGCTATAGCTTCCGGTATCAAGACCCCGGCATAGTAATGTTCAAAAGCCACCAGTTAAACAGCGTATTTGAACGAATTTTAAACACGAATTACACACTTGCCACAAGTGGCACTGTAGCAATGCCTGAATGGCTTAAAGCAGAACGCATAGAGTTGGCAGGGGTACGGTATCAAATGGGCATTGGCGGCCTTCACAGCGTGGAGAAATTTCAGCATATTGAGAAAAATGACGACTATTTGCTTTTTGAGTTGGATGTTGCTGCATTTTACCCGAATATCATACTACAGCAGAAACTTGCCCCAAAATCTCTAGGCGAGCCATTCTTAAAAGTTTATGAGTCTATCGTAAACCGACGAATTGCTGCTAAAAGAAAGGGCGACAAGGTGGCCGACGCAACATTAAAGATTGCCATAAACGGCAGCTTTGGGAAGCTCGGAAGCAAGTACAGTGTCCTGTACTCACCAGACCTTTTGATACAAACAACAATCACAGGCCAGCTTGCTCTTTTGATGTTGATCGAAAGAATGGAAGCTGCTGGCATATCCGTAAAGAGCGCGAACACAGATGGTATTGTGATTCACTGCAACAAGTCAAAAGAGCGCGAAATGGAAACCATAGCGTTTGATTGGATGCTGAAAACAACCTATGAACTTGAGCGCACAGACTACCGTTCTATCTCAAGCGCCAATGTGAATAATTATTGCGCTGTGATGGTGAACGGGAAGACAAAGGGAAAGGGTATCTTTGCCCCTGCCAGTTTGCAGAAAAACCCAGACGCCATCATCGTTTCAAAAGCTGTGTGTGATTTTTTGGCTACTGGTGCCGACATTGAGCAAACTATAAACCAGTGTAATGAAATGCGAGAGTTCGTAACTGTTCGGCAGGTGCGCGGCGGTGCCATGTATGAAGGTGTCGCTGTTGGCAAGGCGGTGAGGTTTTACCACTCAAAAACGTTCGCTCTTGGTGCCGGACTAACCTACGCGACCAACGGCAACCGCGTCCCCAAGTCGGCGGGCTGTGTCCCCGTTATGGATCTCGCAGAAGCAGACCTGTCAGATATTGACCGCGACTATTATATAAAGGCGGCCAAAACACTATTAAAGGAAGTTGGCCATGTTGGAACGTAACGTAGAAAAAGCGCTATGCAAGCGCGTGAAAGAATTGGGCGGAATGTGTGAAAAGTTCACATCACCAGGCAGGCGCTCGGTGCCTGATCGTTTGGTCACATTACCGGGTGGTTGCATAATTTTTGTGGAGTTGAAAGCGCCAGGCAAACCAGCAACAGACCTACAACAACGTGATCATAACCGGCGGCGCACCCTTGACTGTGATGTTCGCGTTATTGATACAGTAGAGGCCGCAAATGCTTTCACGTGATGATTTACACGACTACCAAAACAGGGCTATTGAATTTATAAAGTCAAAGAAACGCTGCGGTCTTTTTCTCGGGCTAGGTATGGGTAAGACAACCGCCAGCCTTACAGCGATGTCGGATGCTTTGGACAGTATGACCGCGGCCAAGGTTCTTGTGATTGCCCCCTTGCGTGTTGCCAATAGCGTATGGGCACAAGAAACAAAACAGTGGACGCACCTTTCTCATTTGCGCGTGTCGGTTTGCACTGGCAACGAGCGCACACGCATGGCAGCTCTACAGCGTGATGCAGACATTTACACAATAAACCGAGAAAACGCCCCCTGGCTTGTTAAATTGTATGGCAAAAAATGGCCTTTTGATGCGGTTATTGTTGACGAGTCCAGTAGCTTTAAAAGCCCATCTTCTCAAAGATTCAAGGCTTTAAAACGGGTGCTACCGTTTACTGATTACGTGGTGCTGTTAACGGGTACGCCATCGCCAAACGGCCTTTTGGATTTGTGGTCACAAATGTATCTTGTTGATTTCGGTGAGCGTCTCGGCAAAACGATGACCGGCTATAAACAGAGGTTTTTCGAGTCTGATTATATGGGCTACAAGTTTACGCCTCGCCAAGGTTCCTCAGAAGCCATACACCGCCTTTTGTCTGACAAGGTGTTGAGTATGTCGGCTGAAGATTACCTACAAGTACCAGACCGGATAGACCTTGTGGAGCGTGTCGAGCTGCCGCCAAAAGTCTTTTCACAATACCAGGAGTTTGAGAGAACGCTGCTTGCCGAGTTGGATGATGGGCAAGAAATTGAAGCAATTAGTGCGGCTGGTCTTGCCAATAAATTGTTGCAGTGGTCAAACGGGGCAACGTATACAGATAGCCTTGGCAACTGGTCAGAATTGCACAGCGTAAAGCTCGACGCATTGACGGATCTTGTCGAACAAAATCCAAGTGAAAATATGCTGGTAGCCTACAACTACAAAACAGACCTTGAACGCTTGCGAGTAAGGTTCCCTGATGCCGTTGTTATGGATAAGCAACAGGAAACTATCGACCGTTGGAACCGGGGAGAAATTCAAATGATGTTGGCACACCCTGCCAGTGCTGGGCATGGGTTGAATTTGCAAAAAGGAGGGTCAATGTTGGTTTGGTTTGGCCTGAATTGGTCGCTAGAGCTTTATCAGCAGTTCAACGGCAGGCTACACCGCCAAGGGCAGACTAGGCCCGTTCGTGTTGTCCACATCGTTGCGTCTGGTTGCATCGATGAGCGGGTCATTGACGCGTTGAATAAAAAAGGAGAAACCCAAAACGCGCTACTTTTTGCGTTAAAACCAAAGTAAAAGTGTTTACATTAACGCAGACTTGATTTATTGTTAACGCACGAATAGCGCAACGGAGAATGTCATGCACAAAGACTTAAA